GGCAAAAGTCCGGGATTCATTAAGCTCGGGCGGGTACCTATAACACTACCCACAACATTACCATTAAAAGAAGGTATCATATATTTATTTAAGCTCGTTTTTTGGTGTTTCAACACGCAATGTCACACCATTCTGTTTCTCTAAAAATATTATCTCACCAGTCGCGAGTTTTGTGCTTTCTTTTCTGTGACTTATTACCATAACACATTCATTGTGTTGTTCTATTCTCTCCTTCAATATCTCAATGACTAGCTCAACACCGCGTTCGTCTAAGCTGCTATCGAATAGCTCGTCATACATACTAAAATTAAAGGCGACATCACCTTGTAGTCTTCGTATATCCATAAACGCGAAAAGGCATGCTAAATCAATGTTCTTTCTCTCAGCACCGCTAAAATTAAAATATGAACATGGTTTACCTTTTTCGTTGATAATTTCTTCCTCAAAATATTCATTGAACACACAAATACAGTTGCTGTCCATCTTTTTCAAATAATGGGCTAGTTTTGCATTGAACAACTGTAATATTTTTTTAACAATATATGATTTTACACCCTCTTCTGATACAACAAACTTGATAATATCGAGTTTTGATATCTCATTCTTTACTCTATCGATATCTATTTGTACACTCTCTAATCTTAGGTTCGTATCTTTAATTATCTTGTCTAAATTGTTGTCCTGCTTGTCTAATGATTTTATATCATCATCAATATCTTTGTTTACGGATGTAAGTTGTTTGATATTGCTCTCAATATTGCATATATTTTGTTTCTGTAAATTAAATTCATTGAATTGGTTCAGTTGCTTGTTCTTTTTATCGCTAAGTGTCTTTAATATTTGTTTTGCATCTTTTAGCTTTGCTTCCAGTTCAGTGTATTTATTTTTTAGTTCAGATATTGTGTTTGTCAATTTGCTTTTCTCATCTTCAACATAATTTATATGTGATTCGTCGAGCTTCGACAAGCACACCGGGCAAACATCTTGATCGGTACCTATTTTGTTTCGTTTTTTAGTGTGTACATCAATTAATGTTTGACATTCGGTTTTCTTTGTTAAAATTCGTTGTGTTTTCGCGTGTAATTCATCACTTACGCTATCGATTCTTTTAATATTTTGGTTTGTTTTTTCTATATCGATTTGTACATGCTTGGATAATTGATCATTATAACTCTCAATTTGCTTGTTGTTGTTACTTTTACGTGCATGTAATTTTGCTAGTGATCGTTGCTTCTCATTTTCATTATTTTGCTTTTGCTCAATATAATTGTTTAGACTGTTGGATATTTCCTCATATTTTGCACATTCGATGTCCAAATCACGTACCACTTTATTGTACTCTTGCCGGGTGACATTCAACATGTTACTAAACACCTGTAAATTGAAAATACCTTCAATAAATTTACGTTTTTCGAGCTTTTTCTTGGCCATAAACGGGGTTGCGTTGTTTATGGTCATAATGACACAGTTCTGAAACACGTCAGCGCTGGTATTAAGTAGTGAACAAATATATTCAGTTGTGTTTTGTATCGAGTCTCTTGTTATATCCTCACCGTCTTTGTATAAAAAACATTTTGTCGGGGATATTTTTCGTATAATTTTATATTTAGACGTGTTTCCGTCTTCATTAACATATAATTCAAGCTCTACCTCGCAATTTCTTTGCGTTATGTTGTTGACTATATGATCTTTTTTGAGTTCTCTTAATGTTGTACCAAAAATCGCGAAATATATACTATCTGCAACAGTACTCTTACCAACACCGTTGCGTCTGTCTACCTTATCTTTATTGTTACCGGTGATGATGTTCAAACCTTGGTTAAAATCAATTACCACCGGTTCTTCTCCGACCGATAAGAAGTTTTTAATTGATACTCGAGTAAAATTTACATACTTCATTTACAATTGTTATACATTTCGACTGTATAGTCTATAATTTCTTGCTTGTTGGGTACATCTTCTAGGAGATTTACAAATTCTTCAATGGCTACCGGGATGTCAACTCCGGAAAGATCGTGTTCACTTTCATCAACTAGCCCGAATTTATTAAAATTCACATCATAATCAGCTGTAATGCTCATCGCTTCGAGTTCTAAAAACTTTTTCAGCAACACATCCATGTCATCCGGGGCGACATTTTTATCAATTATTAATTTGACGATGTTGTTCCGGAAAATGTCTTTAACCTCTTGAGTGATGGTCTTTTTTTCTATCAATTCTGATAGTTTTACTTTCTGATGTGTTGGTGATATGTTGTTTTCATAAAATTTATAATCACGAGTCACAATGTCTAATATATAATATCCTTTAGAACTATATACATCACCGAAATCCATTTGATATGGATTACCTAGATATAATATATTCCCGTTTTTATACTTACGTTCTTCTCTTAAGTGAAAGTGCCCGGTGATAATCAATGGAGCTTTCTTTAATAGTTGTGAGCTGCTTATACCATCTTCACATATCTTGTGTTGATTGAACTTAAATGATGCTATTTCAAAATGACCAAACACTAGATCACTTTTTTTAATTTGGCTCGTTGTTGTGCCCCATGGGCATATCATTATTTTTTGATTGTAACACTCATATTGTGTGGGCTCGGACACAACTGTTATATTTTCCCATCCGGCCAATATTGATAATGAATTTATCTCGGACCGGTCTTTATAAAACGCATCATGATTACCAACAAGCAATACAATATTGAAATCTTTCCATATCATTAACATCTCTGTGACCACATGTATAGTGTTTACAGCTATTTCATCCCGATAATGGAACAGATCTCCCGGGATAATTATATCTGTTATATTTTTATTCTTTAATTCATCACGTAACCACCTTGCCCATTGTAAGGATATGTCATGCCACATAGTAGAGTTTTGATGTACACCAACATGAATATCAGATACACAACAAACTTTACGTTTGTTTAAATTAAGATTCATTAATTTCAGTAGAATCGTTGGAAGGACCGCCTGGTATGTTATATTCGCTTGCTAGCTCTTCATAGACCATCTCTTGATAGTCAGAGACAACCTGCCTTTGCTTCTTTTCTTTCTTTATACGGTTGATAAATGCATGAAATGCTATAGTTGTAAAATATGAAAAGGGGTTGTTTCCGCTATCCATATCGAATTTCTTCATTTGTAATGCTGTAAACATTTTCACAACAGCGTCTCCTATCATATCATCTTTATATGAATAGTTTATAAAGTTAGGAGCAAAACTCAATCCGGTGGCGATTTTAAATATATTAGTACCTAACTTTTCACCAATTTCATCACTTCCGCTATCATAATAGCTCTTTATATCCTCTTTAAATTCTTTTGAATTTACATAGTGAGGCTTATTCTTCTTTGATTTTTTTGATGCCATAATTAATTTTTTCGTCTTTATACAATTTAAGACGTTTTGTGTAGTGTTGATTACTATAGTGTAACATGTCTGCTATGTCTATTATTATAACCCCTTTTTTATCTTTATGCAAGCGGAGACCTCTACCAATACTCTGTATTATTTTTACTTTTGCTTTACCTCCACCTGCAAACACAATGTAGTGTAAATTTTTAATATTAATCCCGGTTGAAAATATCTTTGATATGGCAATACACACAACATCTGATCTCTTTTCCATTAATTTTTTGACTTTATCACGCTCTTCGACTGCAATCTCTCCTTTGATAAAAAATACTTTTTTGTTTTTACACTCAGCTTCAAGTATACCATATAGTTCCTCACCATGTTCAATATAATCAACCATTATTAAACAATTATTATCAAATCTTCTGCTCAATTTGCTAATAATACTGTTTCTGAACTTATTTTTACCTATATATTGTATTTCTCTTCTAAATCTAGCGGATGGATCATACCTATCACTCGGATATGTTGGTGGCTTGTCCTTATATTCTATTTTTATAACCTGTACTTTGGCTCGCGCTACATAATCTTGCTGTCTTAGTTGAAAGCTGTTTTTTTCGTATAAAACTGGACCTATTTTACCGAGTATATTCCATTGGTCAATTTGTTGTTCTGGCATTGTACCAGTGAAACCAAATTTGTTGTGTGTTCTTATGCTTTTTACAAGTTTGTTAATTTTATTATCACGTCGGAGTTTATGTACTTCGTCAATTATTAACAAATCAATATCCTGTGTCCACGACACATCCGATTTATCACTCTGCAATATACCCATATTTGCGATTATCACATTACTTCCCATGTTCAACGCGTCATTACCGGTCCATTTCGAGTGTAAAAACGACGTTTCATACTCCATGAAATCTGCATATGTTTGATTTACAAGTCCTAAGTCAGGTACTACAATCAAACATTTCATGTTAGTATTGTTGTTGTATATGCTCTGTACCAAATTTGCTATTGTGAGGGTTTTGCCACCGGCGGTCGCTAGTACAATCACACCTCTACCCATTTTCAAACATACATCTACAATTTCCTTTTGATAGTCCCTTAACTCTAACTTTAGTTCTGGTCTAGAAGTGTTGTATTCTGTGTTGTAACTTGGTAAAATAACATCTCTCAGCTCATCTCTAACATGTATTTTTGTGCTGTCGGAGTTATTTTTTATGAATTTTTTTATATCATAATATAAACCAGGATCAAACCTACCTTGAGGAGTGATTACATATTTTCTACTAGGGGCAAAACGGTTTTTATAGCGAGCGAATTTAGCGGCATCATTATACACTGAGAAATTTTCTCGTATCTCCTCAAAATGATCACCTGACACCAGCGCCAGGCGCTTTTTCGTATCGTAATCAAATGTAACTGTGTGTTTTTGACTCAAAGTGTCTCAAGTTTCATTATCTCGGTTATGTTTTTAATGTCAAACGTCATACTATTAAAAATTCTCTCACTCTTCTCTAAAAACTCAACTATTAACTTGTTTTCTTTGATTTCATCATCAATTTTTTTAACACGGTCATGTTTTTCTGCTGCTTTTTGTGCTGTGGCGAGAGTTACTTGATATGTCGCAGTGTCTATAACCTCTTTGGCTATCTCTCTTATCACATTATCACGTCTGCTCCGGCACGATTCTAACTCTCCTTTATGTCGTACTAATCTGCCAACCCATTTGTGTTTTAGTCCAGGTAATTTCATCTGCACATCTTTCAACATAAACTCATCTAACTCAACATCATTGCCCATTTCTTTAATATATTGTTCTAATATTTTCATTTAATATAAGCTAAACATAAATAATAATATATTCTAACACAAAAATCAAGTGAAACTTTACGAAACATCATTCTATCAACAATTATCTGAAGATATTACAGTCGGTAGTGCGATGGGTGGGTCGCCAGAGGCAGCTGGATTTGGACCGTATGAAATAGAATATGCTGGTGGTCGACATGGTGACAATCGATTACCAATGGGTGGTAGAAAACAAACTAAGAAAAAGAAAAAAAATAAGAATAAACATAAGGATGTT